ATAATAGATTTGTGAGTGTTTTATCTTGTAGACAGGCAGGTAAAACTACATTAATGACAATATTTGCATTATGGCTTACTATATTTCATAGTGATCAACGTGTAGTTATTGTTGCAAACAATGAAAACACAGCTATTCGCGTTCTTAAACGTATACGAATGGCTTATGAGCAATTAGAGCCTTTTATCAAACCTGGTTTAAAAGAGTATGGTAAAACAGGTATTACTTTCAGTAATGATAGTAGTATAGGTGTTAGTACTACTACGTCTACTGCTGCTCGTGGCGATACTGCTAGTTGTCTTATTATTGACGAGGCTGCATTCATTGATCAAAACTTTATTGATGATTTTTGGAAATCTGTCATACCTATTATTACTAGAAATAAAAAGTCTAAAATTTTTATGACTTCTACTCCTAATGGTACAGATAATAAATTTTATGAGATTTATTCAGGTGCTGAAAAAGAAGTAAACGGATGGAAAGCAGAGCGTATAGATTGGTGGGACATACCAGGTCAAACTGAAAAATGGAAAAGAGATATGATTGCTGCTTTAGGATCTGAAGAATATTTTAGACAAGAGTTTGAAAATCATTTTGTGAGTAGCGGTGAAGGAGCTGTAGCAGCTGAAACAATTGAAAAACTTAAAACAGAGAGAATACAACCTATATGGGTAAATTCAGACACTTCTTATAAAATATTTACCGCTCCAGATAAAAACAAACTCTACGTTATAGGGGTAGATGTAGGTGAAGGTATAGGTAGGGCTAGTTCGGTTGCTCAAGTGTTAGATATTACAGATCCTAAAAATATACAACAAGTAGCCGTTTACTCTACAAACAGTTTAGATCCCTTTCATTTTGGTAATAAAATATTTGCTATAGCAAATTCATGGGGTAAACCACCACTTTTAATAGAAAGAAACAACTGCGGTGGGCAGGTTATAGATGCACTCTATTACACCTTACAATACGAACGCATAGTTACATATACTAAGACATCAAGTAAAGGTTCTTATGTAAGTACTCGTAGTTTGGGCGTATTAAGTCATAACAACCTTCGCAGTGATGCTATATCTAATTTACGTTATTGGGTGAACTCTTTGCGAGCTGTACATATACATGATATAGATACAATATTAGAATTTGAGACATTTGTTAAGCAATCTAACGGCGTGTATAAAAAACGCAATGAACGCTTTCATGACGATAGAGTAATGGCTCTAGTATGGGCACTTATGGCGTTATCACCTGAATTATGTCAACAATTGTTTAGTGTGATAGAGTATGACACCCAAGGTATGCCTTTGATTATAGAAGATAACGGTGATTGGGACAAAGATTCAACATCATATATACCGAGAGATATAGACACAAATAGTATTATAAGTATAGTTCAACCATTAATAAACGAAAAATCAACAAAACGAACTAGTATTTTTGATGATGATAAATATGAAGAGACATATAATGAAGATTTAGAACAATTAATAGTTGATGGTTATACCTTTTTATAGAGTATGAATACTAACCCTGAAAAACAAAATATTTTAAATCAAGCCCAAAAAGATAAATTCTTGATGGTACTTGATGTGCCTCCGTTTCTGCAAAAATTAAAATTAGGAAGCGAAAAAGAAGATATAGGTATAACTTCGTTGCAATTAACGATTTTTGGTAGCGTTGTACCTGCTGCAAACGTACCTAATGTTGCTAATGGTTACAGCGGTCAAATACAACATGTCACCTCTATGGCTAGGCCAGAATTCTCACCCTTAACACTTAACTTCGTAGTAGATAATAAATACCACAATTATTACTTGTTATGGAGATGGTTTGCAGGTTTGAATGACCCTAAACGTTCTGTATATACTATCGAGCCAGGTAATCCTAAAATTCGTGGTTTATATGATTATCAAACAAATATGACCATTTTTGGTTTGGATGAGTATAACAAGAAAGTTATAGAATTTAAGTATTTACATGTATTTCCAGTTGGGCTTGGTGGTATTGAATATTCTTATCAAGATACAGGCGGTTTAATAAGTAACGTAACCTTTCAATTTGATCAATTGCTTGTCAATTTAATTGAGGGAGCCTAAAAATCAACAGAAAAGAATAAATAATTTAATACCCTTTAACAACATATGAGAACAATTAATTCACCAGGAGTACAAATAACGGAAATTGATCTTAGTACATACGCACAACCTCAGGTTGGTACTAATGTCTTTGTTGCAGGCTTTGCAGATCAAGGCCCTGTCGATCAAGTAATTCAAATAAGCACATTAACTGAGCTTGAAGATATCTACGGTGCACCGAAAACAGCACCAGAAGCTTATTTTTATGAAAACTGTAAGCAAATTGTACAATCACCAGGTAACCTTTACGCTACTCGCTTACCTTACGGTGAAAATTTAGGTGAAGAGTTTTCAAGTCAGCATAGTGCTCTTTTATTCCCGGCTGCTACAGGTTTAGAAGTTAGTTATACAGCTGTAAGTACTATTCAAGTACAGTCGATAAATATCGTAGGAGACGATGGTATTGAGAGTGTGGATTTTAGCGCTGGTATTAATATTGAAACTATAGTGAAAAGAAAAGATGGTTATACATCTAGAGGTCAAGACGAAACATTTACACTTGAAAATACTAAATGCTTAAAACTTAATGGTGTCGACACTCAAGTGCTTTCAATATCAACAGTATCAGTTACATGGGAGGCTGGGGAAGGCACACCTACTGTTGTAATCGGTAAACCTCGTCAAATATCTTTAAGACTTGATGAATATCAAGATCTATTAAACGGTGAGTATGAATGGGCAGATGGTTTAGGCAGCTACGACTGGCCTGTAACAGATGGAGAATTTGATATAGAACCAGTGTACGATTTATCTGAGTCTGGTCCGCAAATGAATGATGTTGGGTTTATTGTCATCAACACAGCTAAATCTGTAAATAATGAAAAAGGTGCAGGTTATTATGTCAGTATAGCAGACAATTCAAATTTTGGCCCTGATAGTAACTATGATTCGGTTGTAGGTGTTATATCTCTTACAGCTAACCAAGGTCCAAAACGTTTAGATGATGAAATACCTGAGCCTGTAGAATATGGACAAGTAGAGATACCAACTACACGTTTTATGGTAGCTCTTTCTGCAGAAGCTGCTGAGAGAAAACAAAGTATATCACGTGTTATTGAAACTGTACCTAAATTTAACTTTGGTGATGATTATTTTGCAGATAGTATTGTAGTTAATGTACACAGAGTAGGTATACCTAACTCTCAACCTAACATGCTAAATATCAGCGTTATGGAATCTTTTATAGGTTCACTTGATAAAGAAAAGAAAACTGTTGCAGATGCTGGTGGTGTACAAAAGTCTTTCTTTATTGAAGATTCTGTTAATAATACTTCATCTCGTATTAAATTAGTAGTTAATCCTAACTTATCAAAATACCTACAATGGACAGATCCACTATCAGAAAACTCTAATCCCGTGGTTCAAGTACGTGTTGATCCAGGTGCAAAGTATTTATTTGCAAATGGTGTTTTCACACCTACAAACCCTGGTGCAGATGCAAAGCATGTAGGTAACGTTGCAGGTAAGCTTGAGCATGCATTGAGATTAGTAGAAAATCCCGATAATATTACGTTAGATATAGTAGTAGATGCAGGTCTGTCAACTATACATACTAATAACGTTAGCGGGCAATTTGATGATTTAAAGCGTTTAGACCCAGCGTTGACTGCTTTAGATAATCCTGAAAGCGATGCTATTGCAAGCTGGCTTGAAGTACATAATGTATTGAATTCGTTTGCAACCGATACAAGAAAAGATTGTATCGCTATAGTAGATCCTTTGAGACAAGTATTTTTACGCGGTGGTTCAAAAACAGCAGAGCGTAGAGGTGTGAGCTTTACAGAAGCCATTTATACGCCGTTGAAAAATCTATTGTCTCTATGTGACTCTAACTATACAGCAGTGTATGGTAACTGGCTCTTAGGTTCTAGCGTTGCATTGGATAGAAAGATATGGTTACCAGCTTCTGGTGCTGTTGCTGCTATGTATTGTAAGAGCGACGCTGCAACGCAACCTTGGTTTGCACCAGCAGGTTTCACACGCGGTTCATTAACCGGTGTACTTGATTTAGCAATTAATCCTAATCAAAAGCAAAGAGATAATTTATATACAATATCTGTTAACCCTATCGTTAACTTCCCAGGTGAAGGTATTGTTGTTTTTGGTCAGAAGACACTACAACTTAAGCCTACAGCATTTGATAGAATAAATGTAAGAAGATTGTTCTTATCGTTAGAGCGTTCAGTTGCTAAGGGACTAAAATACTTTGTGTTTGAGCCTAATACAGCTATAACAAGAACACGTCTACTAAACACAATATCTCCAATCTTCTTGGAAGCTAAACGCACCCAAGGTGTTTACGATTACATGATTGTATGTGATGAAAGAAACAACACATCAGATTCTATAGATCGTAATGAATTAATTGTAGATATATACATTAAACCTGTTAAAGCTGCTGAGTTTATCTTAGTTAACTTTATCGCAACCCGTACTGGTC